TGAAGTTTGGTTACATCTTGTTCTCCTCAAGTCTACTATTATTTAGTTAGAATATCAACACAAAACAATATTATTTTAACAAATATAAATGCCTACGAGTTTATACCTAGTTGTATAAATAGATTTTTAAAACTGTGAGGGAAGGAGTCGAACCTTCAAGTCCCGCCAGAGACATCAGTTAAACAGACTGACACGTTTACCAATTTCGTCACCTCACAAAGAATCCCTAATCAGGGATTGCTTGCATGATACGTGTTACACCGATTCCTCCACCACTTCTAGGGAAGAAATCAAACTCAAGGAACTCTTCAAGTTCTTTCTCAACTCTTTTCTTTCCAAATAATTTATAGAGTAGTTCAGCATATTGTCCATCAGATATAGTATGGAATGTATCACGCATCTGTTCCTTATCAGTGCTACGTTCCGCAGAACCAATAGTCTCCATACCATTTAATATAACATCAATCTTTTTGCTGGTTTTACCATCATCATTTCTTGCCATATTCCAGAAAGGTGATGTCCATTCAGGGAAGTGTGTAATCATACCACGACCAATTGATTTCTCATGGTCATGATCCAATTCTTCAGTCTTAAATGCTCCTGCCCAGTGCTCATACTTTTTAACATCATACTCTTGTAACGGAACACCTATATGTTCGCACAATTCCATCTCCATCTTTTCAAGTTCCTCTACACCACCGTGCATCTCAAACTCAAACATTGGGAAGATAACTTCATGTCTTCCTTCTACAGGATTTGGTTCCTGCCGATAAGAAGTTGAGACACAAAAAAACCCTGGTGCTTCAGGGTTGTTAAGTAATTCATATTCCAACCACATCTGCCCTGTTTGTGGTAGTGGCCATACCTGACCATTATACTCATATGTTGCTACTGTTTCTGGATCTTCACATGCAGCAAGTATACTTAAACGGTTCTGAGTATGGACTTCGTAAAAACCTTTAGACAAAAAAAATGACCTCAATAGGTCAACAGTCTTGGTATATTTTTTTGGGTCAATGAGACTTGTCATTATTTTTGGTCAAACTGATATATTTAGACAATTAAAAAAGCACTCTTGAGGTATTTCCTCTTAAGTGCTTGTCTCCTGACTTTTGCTTGACGCAATGCCTGTGGTTTAAGTTTTCGTTTGGGATCCTTCTTTGAATGATGGATCCAGTTTGGAACTTTCATTGTTCTGCAATCCTACTAAATCCTTTGACTTTCTCAAATTTTAACATACTTTCAAACTTATCGTGCATATCTGGTTTATGGGATATGACAAAGATATTAGTGTCCTTGATTACAAACCTTATAATCTTTAAGAACTCTTCTGTTCCCATACCATCAAGTGAACTGTCAAACACCTCATCCATTATAAGAAGATTGGTATTGACAGAGTTTTTCATTCTAGCAACTTCTCTCCATGTAAACAAAAGTGCTAGATCAATTCTCATCTTCTCCCCTTCACTAAATGAAGCGTAAGAAAAATCCTCATGGATTGGTGACTGAACAGTTTCGTTAAACTCCTCATCAAGTGTGAAATTGATATAGAAGTCCATCTTCTGAAGATATCTATTGACCTGTTGATTTATCAGTGGTAGATACTTCTTGATTATTTTAGTCTTAACTCCACCATCTCTAAGCAAGTTATATGAAAAATCATAATAACTTATAGTGTCTTTCCTAGAAGATAATTCGTCGTATGTATTTTTTAACTTATCCTTGAATGTGGTTAACTTCTCATGCTCAGTATTTCTATCTGCAAGTTGTTCGGTAAGTTTTTGTATTTCCGATTCCAAATCTCTGATTTGTCGTTGACACCCAGAAATCCTAGTATTGTTTTTAGAAATGCCATGTGTGAGTGAAGTAACCTCCTGTGATAGTTGTGTGAATTGATGCTCTCGCTCTTCTTCCTTTTTAATTGCCTCTTCTAGTTCTTTATAACCAGATTGCAACTCCTTAGCTTTAGTTTGAGCATCGGTAATTTTATTTATTCTAAAGTCCTCCGCTATGTCCTGTTCGCATGTAGGGCAAACAGTATGTTCTGTAAAAAACTTATGTTCTTTAGTAATATTAGATACTTTATTAGATATTTTTCCTTTAAGATTTCCCAACTCACGTAATTTTTTTGTAGCTCCTGTTAACAATTCTTGTTGTTTTGTAAGATCATCTATATCACCCTGTATCATTTCATTCTTTTCTAGATGAGTCTGCACTTCAATTCCTAGAGTCTTAATCTTAGTTTCATTGTCTTCTATTCTTCCCTTTCCCTGTTGTTCCAATTCTTCAATAAAGTTTTCTTGCATCTCTACTTTATCATTAAGAGATTCTTTTTTAAGTTCAAATGTTTTTATTTCTTCCCTAATCAATCTAATTTTATCTTTAATCAAACCATTCATTGAAGAGAATATCTTAATATCTAAAAGATCTTCAATCACTTCCCTACGATTAGATGCAGTCAATTGCATGAATGGAACAAAAGCACTACTACCCAAAATAACAATCTGAGTGAATGACTTATAGTTCATCTTAAGGACATTCTGCTCTAACCACTTCTGTTGATCATTGGCAGAAGCAGACTGATCCAATAAATTATCATCTCTCCATATCTCAAATGTATTTGGTTTTATAGATCTTGCGACTTTCCAACTAGTTGATCCTATAGAAAACTCTACTTCAACTCTACAATCCTTTTCATTAACAGTATTAACTAACTGACCCTTACTAATCTTACGGAAAGGTTTATTAAACAAACTAAAGGTCAAAGCATCCAATATAGTGCTCTTTCCTGCACCATTAGTTCCTACCACCAATGTAGTAGAATTTTTCGCAAATCTAGATTCACCATCAGTTTGAAAATTTACTTCAATGAATTGATTACCAGTTGATAAAAAATTCTTCCAACGTATTCTTTCAAATATAATCATGTTCAGTAGCAGGAGGTATTACAATGTCATCTTGTGTAATGACTGCATAACGATAATCATGCATCTGACACGTTTTAATCATGACTTCATCTTCAACTTCAATCACATGCATTTGGGGATTTCCTCCATCTTCTAACATCATAGCATACCGAAGAGCATCATCTTCATCTTCAAAAAGATAAAGGATATGTTCTCCATCATCATCTGGAACAGAATATGCACCTTCATTTTCTTTTCCCTCGACAGTTATTATATACATTATACTTGCTCACAAGCCTCTTGATATATTTCTTGTATAATTTTATGTATTCTAGATTTATCAAGATCTATCTCTGCCTCATCAATATACCTATCTAAAACTGAAATGGTATCTTCAGATTCAAATGCTTCAAAATCTGCTGCCTCTTGAATAGCAAAATTTTCAACCACTTTAAGTTCTGCTACATTAGAAGAATATAACTTATCTACAAATCTCTCAAACTGACTTGTATCAGATTTCTTACGAACAATAATTTTTACAATCTTATTTTCATATGATCTTGTATCAAATGTTTGATGATTGGTATCTTCATAATAGATTATACTATGAAGTCTATGAGGATTATTAATCGGTGTATGTTCAAATGTTTCTGTATCCCAAAGATGAAATCCTCTTTGAGTATCATTCACATCACCCCAGAAGAATTCATATGGACTTCCAAGATAGTGAACAGGTTCTTTTATAGACCTGCAATGATAATGACCTGAATATACTTTCTCAAATCTATCAAATGGAGTAGTTGCCATTCCATGTTCCATAACATGTCCAGCAGTAGCTTGGAACCCATTCAATTCCAAATGACCCATTACTACTTTACAATCACTCTTATTAACCTTCTTAAAAGTTTTTTCTTTATTCTCATTGTTAATCCAAGGAACAAATAAAACTTTTGTATCTCCTATCTTTACTTCTTCTGTTTCTGCATATACCTTTACATTGTTATATTCTCTCAACAATAAATCAACTGCATTTATATCATTGGTGTTCTTATAATATGCAGTATGATTTCCAACAATAGTATGAACCGTGCATCCCAGTTCTTTAAGTTTATCAAAATAATTATCTTTTGCCCATGCCAATGCATTAAAATTAATTCCCGTGCGATTATCAAAAGTATCTCCCATATCGATAACCGTAGTAATACCTTCCTTCTCTAAAGTAGGAAAGAAAGTATCATTATAAAACTTCAGGAAGTAATCATGAAAAAGTTTAGAGTTTTTTCGTGCTCCGAAGTGCTGATCAGTTATGATTGCAACTTTCATTAATTACGCAATTTTGAATGAACAGCATCTTTAATTGAATTATAGTCGGAATAATTAGATCCGTCAATCTGATTATTATCATCAAATACTTCTTGGTAACCAGACTTTTCTATTATCTTATTCTTAATCTCTAACTGACGTTTCTCTCTTTGTATTCTGCGAAGAAATGCGTAATGTATAATTTGTGTAAAGTAAGCAAAAGGATTCTTGGATTTCTCAGGATTGAAATTATGTATGTATTGAACGCAATTTTCTATACCATCAGATATCATGTCCTCCTTAAACATGTAATTAACAAAGTTTGGTTTGAATGATAAATGATTAGCAATCTTTAAAAAACACTCACCAATATACCTTGGTATCACTGGTTTAGGTTTATCTTGTAACTTAGCAATCTCAATATCTTCTTGATATCTTATTAAAGCAGCAAGAAATTCCTTGTTGTTTACATAGTGTTCGTTCTTAGTCCTTCTTCTAGCCATACCAGTTCGTATTACCATAAGTCTTTATCACTATTATGTAGATATTATAACACTTCTAAAGATAGTTGACAAGGTATGGAAATAACGATACAATTACCTTTGTGGAGGTTTAAGGGATTCTATTAAGAGTCTTCTGGTTTATTTAATTTAAACATTTTTTCTAAATTCTCTTTAGCATCTTTTACGTTAGATATATAACCCATTCTTCTGTTAAGTTTATGCTCATGTCCACTTCTATGGGCATCTCTAAGATAATGTTGATACATCATTATCATTTCCATATCATTAGATTCCGATAAAGTTAATACATTATCCATATTAATAATAAACATATCTTCTCTAGTAGTTTTTAACCAGGGTTCTACTTTATATCCTACAAGTCCACCTTTGTTTTTTATTTCACTTACAGTAACAGGAGTGTGAAGAATTAGCATCGTGCGATCTTCTTCTTCCGAGGCCGCAACTTTGGCGAATACTTCTTCCCCAGAATTTAATTTTATTGTTGCATAAAAGTCTTCTTCAATTCCCATCTTTCTTAAGTTGTACGGTTACTATTTCATAATTAAAATTTTCTTCATTGTAAATTTTTATTCTTTCAATAAAGTGATTTAATGTGTAATTTTTTCTAGAGTTGTGAGTGCAGTCATCAGATATATCATATAGAGTGGCTTTCACTTTGTTACTTGCTTTTCTAAGAATGCGTCCAATGCTTTGGAGATTTCTAACTCGTGATTTTGACGGTGAGGCAAAGATAACATTATGGAGGTTTTTAATATTAATGCCAGTACTAAATGTTCCATATGAGGCAACGATGATTGCATTGTCTTCCTCCTCTGTAATTTCACGGATCAATTCTCTTTGTTCTGCATCAACACCACCATGAACAAAGAATGCTTTTCTCCCAGTGCGTTTGCTATTATTTATCTTTTCGTATAGCACTGCACCATGTGCTTCTACCCTGCTATACAATACAAGTGTATTTCCTTTTAAATCCAAAGTCAAATTTTTAATAAAATTATTTCTCTGTTCATGTGATATTAAATATTCTATTTCATCATTATATACATCAAACTTTTGAGGGGGATGTTTAAGAATAATACATTGAATATCTAATTGAGAAAGATGCCCTTGTCGCATTAGTTCATCTGTTTTAGTTACTTTGTATGATGGACCAAATAATCCCTCTAAGACCCATTTATGAGTCTGTGTGCCGTCTAATGTTCCAGTAAAACCAAATCTATACTTAGCATGATGAAGTTTTGTCATTATAGATATTAAGGACTTACTTTTAAATAAGTGAGCTTCATCACCGATAACAACGTTATAGTCTTCAAAAAAGGATCTCTCTAATTTATAGACAGATTGCCATGTAGTTATAGTAACGGGGTGTTCGTTGGTTTTATCCTTTCCCGCGTAGATACGGTGGCAGTATGAATCAGCATCCCAACCATAGTCTTCAAAGTCCTTATACATCTGCTCTACGAGAGATGTCGTTGGAACAACTAAGAGTATTTTTTGAGATTTACCAACGTAATATCTTACAAGAGAATAAATCATCAA